CGGAATATTAAAAAGATATGGCAAAATTTATACCCCAAAAACCTATACAGTGGTATCCCGGATTAAACAAATATCATCCTAATATCCGTGGATTGACAATACTGTTCCCGCTGTGGGAAGGAAATGGGACTGCCACTCAAAATGTTAGTAGACGCGGAGGATACGGAAGGTTCTGGGAACCCCATGCTGGTGTTGGATGGAGATACGACGATACCGTTGGCCCAGTATTAAAATTCATCAACGAACCTGATGATTTCTCTGTTTTATATACAACTAGTCCAGATATGTCTCCCCCAACTGATTTGGGCATCCTTCCATATTCTTTTGGTTGTTGGTTTAATCCAGCAGAAAACATAACTAGTGTTACTGATAGAATGTCACCTTTTGGCTCAGGACTGAATCCAAGATATGGTGGTATAATACTCGGGAATGACAATACAACACAACTTACTAACGAATTAATTACAATTGGTTCTATTGGTGAAAAATTCACCGCATGGTGTTCCAATACTGATACCATTACTGCCGGGGAATGGCATAATGTTACTGTTAATTGGAATGGTTCATATTTTGATATATGGTATGATGGTGAAAAAAAAGTAGTAACCCCAGGCAGCATTAATGGTCATGCAGTTCTAGGGGAAATGCCCGCGACAATTCCCAGGATTAGTACTTCATACAACGAAGTCCAATTTTATGGCACTGTTGCGATGGCGTATATGTATCATGTCCCAAAAACAGATAAAGAAATTCAAAACCTATGGGATGATCCGTGGGGAATGATAACTCCACCTGTTGGAAATGAATTATATTATGAATTTTTCGATGATAATAGTTCTTCGTCTTCAAGTTCAAGTAGCAGTGAAAGTTCTAATACTCCAAGTTCTACAAGTTCGAGTAGTAGTTCACCAACTAGTGAAAGTTCAGCAAGTTCAGAAAGTAGTAATACTCCAAGTTCTACAAGTTCGAGTAGTAGTTCGCCAACTTCAGAAAGTTCTGAGTCATCTAATACTCCAAGCTCCACTTCATCAAGTAGTAGTTCTCCAACATCTGAAAGTTCAGAAAGTTCAGAGTCATCCAATACTCCAAGTTCTACAAGTTCGAGTAGTAGTTCTCCAACTTCAAAAAGTTCTGAGTCATCTAATACTCCGAGTTCTAGTAGTTCTTCATTAAGTTCTGAAAGTTCTGCTTCTTCAGAATCTTCAAGTTCATCTGAACCATGGCCATTAAGATATATAACAACTGGCAATGAACCTTTAGGAGATGGCGATGAAGTCATAATTTTAACAGGAGAATCTGTCGTAGAATTAAATGAGATAAAAATCGCAGGAGGAAATATAGGAGGATTCTGGGACAGTTAATAAGAAATATAAACTACATTGAATTTTCGCAAGAAATAGGAATATAAAATGCCACAAGATTATAAAACCAATCTTAATAAAGAAAGAAAAATCCAAATATCCTCCCAAAGAAAGGTATATCTTGATTATGAATCAGGATGTGAAGATAGAAATGCATATTCCGTCACGTTAGATTCAGAAGATGGAACATACGGAGCAAAAACAATCAACCCTGATAATATAGTGGCCGCAGCCGGATCAGCAGTAAATAATCCATACCCAGGAAGATATGAATACATCTTCCCAATTACACCAGGATTAATATATAAAATAGCATGGAAAATCCTACCAACTCCCGCTGCAACCCCTATATATAGAGTCGATGAAGTTGGACCATTCGCCACCATCAAAGATGTTAAAATCAGAGCAGTTGTAGACTATAAAGGTACATTCAAAACTAGCTCAACGGCATTCCTGTATTTGAAAATCACCCACCTGGATGGTGATGCCGTTGATGCAAATATCGTTAATATCTCCATCAGAGATCCAAGCGAAGAAGAAATTATAGTCGCTGCTCCAGAAAAAGTAGGAACAGGTTATTATGTCTATGAATGGACTTTAGACTCCAACCAAGATACCGGAGAATATGATATTGTATGGACATATACAATAGGTAGCGTTGAAGAATATGAATTACAAAGAATTATGGTGTCAGATGATGTTGAATCAACAACACAACCTATTTATGACTCCCGTGCTACTGTATTAAGAGAAGCATTAGAATATAGATTATCGTGTGCTCAAAATATTCCTGTTTATGATGAACAAGCAAGACCCTTCCCAGGCTATTCCCAATATCAATTGTCATTTCCAAATTGGAATCAAAGTTCAGGAGTTAGGATCTATAGAAACGATAGAAATAATATGATTATTGATGACTTGGAAGTTAATTATTTTAAGGGATATGTCATATTTGATTATCCTATGACTTCATATGACAAAATCTATGTTGATTATAACTTCAGATGGTTCACCGATAACGAACTGTATCAATATCTGGTCGATGCCGTTAATGGATTTAACGCAATGCCTCCTGTTAGTAACTATACCGTAGAATCAATCCCTGATGCCTATACAATGGCGGTAATCGCCCATGCAGCAGCCGATGCACTAAGAAAAATGATGCTATGCCTTAATTTTCAACAACCAAGAGAAGTATTCGGTGGTGAAGATTCACTAAGTAGCGTCTTTGGGAATTTCGATACAATTAAGAAAAATTTCGAGACAGAATGGAAACTGTATTTCGATGAAAAAAGAAGAGGGCCGTATCCGTCAACGATGGCCGTTTCGATACCTAGCTATACTTTACCGGGGGGCCGCTGTATCTCCTTTAATACCAAGCACTTATGTATAGTAGATTCTGAAAAGTATATACAATTGGATATACAAACATATATACTTTACGATTTGTATTGCCGTGGCAAAAATATTTCTATCCTTTCACAAAAGGATAATAATCTGGAATTTGTTCCAGTTTCCAGGATCTGGAAATCAGGATTTAAAAAAGTGTTTGAGATTAAAACTAAATTAGGATTTTCAGTAGAAGCGAGTAAAGACCATTTGTTTGATGTGGACGGTACATATCTCCCATTGAGTTCATTGGTGATTGGCGATAAACTATTGTGTTTGAAAAATGACAGATTAGTAGATGACAGAATTATCAGCATTAAACCAAAGGGCAAAGTAGAAACTTACGATATGGAAGTCCCTTCTACACAAAACTTAATTGCCAATGGTATCAAATGTCATAATTCTCGCTGGTTTCGTTATGTGTTCGGCAGTGGCACTTAAAAACACCAATGTTTTTAGTGGTTTCGCGGCTATTTGTATATACATATGACTTTATGTGAAATTTTTTTAAAATAGAAACAGGAAGAACGAGATAATTCCGATATATATATATAGAGTTCTAAATATTAAGGAGATATCTCATGAACGAGGACAAAGTAGTTTGCCAAATCTGCGGTAAGAAATATAAAACGATCAATCTTCATTTGCGTTCTCACAAAATAACAATGGCGGAATATAGACAAAAGTTTCCTAACGCCAAATTATCTTCTCTTGCCACTAGTAAGAAAAAAAGTAAAAGTTTAACTGGCATAAAAAGGTCAGAAGAAACAAAAAGGAAGTTATCGGAGTCCATAAAAAAAAGTTGGCAAAAAAATCCAAATCTCGGGAGAACTGGCCACCCATTGAGTGGAGAAAGTCGTAAAAAATTGTCAGAAAAATTAATGGGACACGATGTGAGCGATGAAACAAGAAAGAAGATAGGAGAGGCTGGATTAGGGAGAGAACCTTGGAATAAAAATCTTACTAAAAAAGATGATCCGAGACTGATGTCGGTATCCAAAAAAGTAAGTGAACACAATAGAAATATGCCACAGGAAAGACGAGACCGAATTTCTAAAACACTAAAACAAAAATATGCGGATGGGATGAAAATTCCGAATGCAAAAAACGGCATGAGAAAAGATTTAGGTATGAGTTTTAGGAGTACATGGGAAGCAAATTATGCCAGAATGCTGAAATATACCGGTCAAGATATCATTTATGAATCAGGCAGATTTACCCTCTATAATAAAGATGATAATGAGATCAAATGTGTTTACATCCCTGATTTCAAAATTGGAGATAATAAGTTTGTAGAATTAAAAGGGCACGCTGATGGGGATAATGATTGGCCATGTAATTGTTCCAGGTGTGTAAGGGATAAAAACAAAATGGCATTGATGGACAGACAATATCCTCATATCAAGATTGTTTTTATAGGTAAGAAAGAATATATCCAATTATGTAAACAATATAATTTTATAGATAATTGGGAACGAACATGGAGTGACAAATTGGCGGAGAAAAACATATGAAAAAGAAACTAAAAAAGCAACAGCAAACAAATAATTCAGGGTATCAATTTTATCGTGTCTGTTATATAGACGGAATAGAAGTGAGTCAAGAAGACTATGATTCATGTGTAGATTTTTATACCAAGGTCAGAGACAGACTCACCTCGCAACAATTACAAGAGTATGATATGATAAGCGATGAGGAAATTCCTAATTATGTCCCTAATTACAAGGACCCATTGGATTGGACATAAAACGGACAAAATTATAGATTTGAGTCTGTCTTTGCCCCTTCATTTTGCCGATGTTTATGTATAAGATTGACTATGAAGCATATAAAAAATGGAGAACATTAAATGACTGTCAAACTCACATATGATAAAGTGGTACAGATAATCAAATCTTGTGGTGGTCGAATCACTTCTTTTTTCGGCAAAAAAAGTTTAAATAAAGAAGAAGAACATTGGAAATATGTTCAAGACAGAATTAAGGATAATATTAAAATAATTAGAGAATTTGAAGTTGGAGATAGAGTTCGTTTATCTAACCCGATTCGTGGAAAATCGGAGAATTGGTTTGTTTTACATCCCGGGGACATGGATTATCTGAAATTTTGTGAAGCAGGAACTATAGAGACCATAGAGACCATTGGGAAGCATAATAATGATACTGAAATTTATGTACATTGGGATTCATTACCATCTAATGAAAGTTTTTTCTATATAGATAAGACATTGTTAGAATTTGCTGACGGATATGATGATTTTCTAGATAAAATTAAGGATAGGATATCTTCTTCCGATAATTAAATATGGACCCTAAAAACAACGAATTTGATTCTCTTAAACCATTAAGACTCGTAATTGAGGTTGACTCCATTAAGCAACATGATCCTGTTGATAGTTCCGCTAAATTTACAATTACAAGTATGAAATATATAACTGAGGGTACAACTGATGGTCCATCGATTGATGTCAATGATTTTGACATAGACCTTTATATGGATTGCGTAGCCTTTCAGGAAAAAATCAAGGATAGATTAGGATGATGTACAATCGCAGAGTCCCAGGTTATACTTATTCAGATAGTGAATGTTGGTTTCATGGGGCCGTGATAAAACGCGAAGACAGAGATGCCTATTTTGGTTTGAGAGCAAAAATCGCTGACAGATTAGGTCCCGATATTTTTCCGACAAATCATATAGAAGAAGGGGACAAACATGACAACACTTTGTAATTTTACAAAAAAAGATAAAGATGATTTCGATGCTTTTTGTAAAACAGTAGCACCGAATAAAGTTATTTTTAGGGAACTATTATTCACAGAAAGAGATTGTCCAGCAGGTGGGGCTATTTGGCCAAATCATTGTTGTGGCATTGGTTCATCAACAACTGGTGAAAAATTAATAGTTTCTACTTTCACATTCGACTCTAATGGGCAAGTTCTATCTCGAAGAAAAGAACATTTAGCCAGTTTACCTACTAAAGATGCCATATTAAGAGAGTGCAGGAACGCCTATGATTGTCATATCAAGGTAAGTCAACCTACAGAATATGACGTAGTAATTTTATATGTAATTCGTTGCACGTTAGCCACAGAACAAGTTGGAATACTACTATGCACCGAAAAACAGCAAATGGATTATAAATTACCCATTGGAGGAACTCCTATTCTTTCCGAAGGGGAAGAAGAGTTTATTGACAAAGTAGAGGATAGATTAGGATGAAAGATATTACTAAAGATAATGGGTTTGATTCTGTTAAAGGTTGGATACCCACATATAGAATTGATGATATAATAGTTGACGTTAAAGACTATGAAAAAGGTATTTATTATGACTACATCTCTTTCCGCGAAAAAATGGAAGATAGAATTGGCAAACCTTTTAAAACGTTTATGGAAGTTGAAGAATGATTATAAAAGGTTCAGAATATTATAAAATAGTTACGAAAAACAGAGAAGCATACGGCAAAATATTTTATGACGATAAAAAGAAAAAATTTTTAGTAGAATATATGCCCGGTACTGATATGTATGATTTTGAAAATTTTCAAGAAAAAGTAAGAGATAGATTATTATAATGGGCATAAATAATATCAAAGTATCTGTGCCTAATCCTATATTCGAAATAGACAACCATGACATTATAGATCAGATTAAGCAGTTTTCTCCTGATTTTAACCCGATAATAGAGTTAGAAACAAGAGAGAGAAATGGTCAGATTCAAACAATTGATATATATATGCGTGACATACCCGACTATACCGACTTTTTGAATAAAATTGAGGACAGATTAATATGAAAAAAATTTCTCCAACAGGAAAGATTAAAGTTTCGAAAACTCCAGAATATCCCATTTTTCCTATAGGTGGGACACTGGCGAATTGGATGAAAGAACGGATACGAGGGAAGCCTGTATTCACGCCAGATGGAACGTGGTATCATCCTGACGATGAAAAAGAAGGAGAGGATCATGTGGACTTCCTTAACAAGGCATCGGACAGATTGACATGAAAGACAATGGTAAAGCATTATATCAAATATGGTTTAATAATGCGAAAAGATTAATTAAACATGAACAACGACCGATTTTCGTGAAGGGTGGTGCGTGGTGTCATCCTGACGATGAAGAAGAGGTAAGCAATCATTTATTTTTCCGAGAAAAAGTGGAGGACAGATTAAGTGAAGGATAATAAAGCGATTATCGAAATAGGTTTTTACAAAATTGATGATATGTCATATTATTCTGACAAAGAACCTGTCCGTAAATTACAGATTAAAGGGACTTTTACAGAAAAAAAATTGCCAGATATGACCAAACTCCGTAGACATTCCCCTTGCTTATGCGGTCTTTACACAAACAGAAGAAGAATATTTTGAATTTATTAAAAAGGCAAATGATAGAGTTGGAAGGGACATACGCACTATAGATGCGAACAATTGCGATTAGGTTAAAAAAAATGAAAGTTGAATATACAGATATAGAATATTACAATTACAAGACACAAAAATTGGATAGACATCCTGTCTCTGCCGTTTTCACCCTCGCCATATGCCATCTGAAGCCATCAGGAGGACGTGGAGGGGTTAAAGACCCTTGGTGTGGTATCAACATAGGGATCGCAATCCCGCATAAAAACAAGGAAGAAGCGATAGAATTCTATCGTGAAAAATTGTATTCTCCAGAACATCTTTACGAAGATCCCAAAAACCAAAATAATGCTTATATTTACATCGTAGGAAAAAATGGAGTAAAAGTTCCCGTCCATCATTGTGATGGGAATGGCTATGAGCCTTTACTTGGGACTTCGTGTCTATTTGTTTATTTCGAGCCTGGATTAGCAGGCCCAGATAAACAACCAGATTTATATGGTACTTTAAACCGTGCAGATGATGACCACAAAAATTTCCGCGATAAAATAAAAGACAGATTAGAATGAGATTTTTACCAAATGGAACAAAAGTTTTATGGAATTGGCCAGCGGACGACACCCCCGATGAAAAGTTTATAGGAATAATTGTAGACTTTGACCCTATGTACAATAGTCCTGATTTGGATATTGCCGGTTATCAAGTCAAATGGCCACATAAAACAGAACCCATAGAATGTTTTTGCCACGATGTCATCTCCTACGATGAGTATTTTTATAAAGATTTTCGTGATAAAATTAAGGATAGATTATCATAGAAGGAACATCACCCGTATCTCGGTAATATTAATTGTGTAAATAGACAATGGAAAAAATTTATGAACTGGTATAAGAACACAATTACAAAAAAATAACGCAGAAATAATAAAAAAAGCCATGTTTTCTGACAATCAACCAAAAGAAAAAATGGTGAAGAATGCTGCCATTACCAGTTTATATGAAGATCTCAAGCCTGTTTTTACAAAAGATGAACCTGAAAAATCTGTTTTTGCAAACGATAAATCTGAAAAACCTATATTCATAAACGATAAGGGTGTACCAGCGACGAACCAAACTGGTGAAAGTTTTAGCATGTTTGATATCCAAAGATATATTTTCGATTCATACTCAATAAAAACCTCTTTCTCGCAGACAAGAGAAAAATTTGCTGTATCTATTTTAGTAAATCACGCATTTTTAGGCACTGTAACTTGGGATGAATATTGGTTTTATGAATTAAATGAATTCGATAAAGCAAAAAAAACATATAAACAATTAAATAAAAAAGTTGGAGAAGTAACAACAAAATTTGTTGAGGCAGACGGCGGATTACCGACTCCTATGTTTTGGACATTCCTAAAGAAAGAAGCAGAGGTAATAGACCCAAAAGCAACAATACGATCCAATATCCCATATGTAAATTTCGCAAAACAATATGCTCATCTTTCTAACCCCAACTGGAAAATGAACATCTACGGAACTAGGTATCCCCGCTATCGTGAAGACAGCTTCAATTCTTACGATAAACTGCGAAAAAAACTTTGGGGATCATAAAAACTTTTCAATTCTTCCCTTCTTTCTGCCGAGTATAAAGATAACAACTTATTCGGTGGGCGTTTTGCCTTTAGCAAATATCGAGTGCTAAAGGAACATAAAAAAAGACATTCACCAGAGGTGGACCTATCACCTTGCTCTTATAGGTGCGGCTGCGATTTAGACATTAGTCAGTACAGTCCCAGGTTAGTAGGACGGGCCGCGAGGGGAAATATAAACCCTTGATTATTCGTATCCTGGAGTGATGCCAATCACTACAAAAATTTCCAACTGGGGTTCACGGCGAGCCAACTCCGTGCATCTGTCTTTCAGTCGTTTGAAGAGGGACTAACATTTCTGGGACGGTAAAGGATGGTTAAAACTTAATCTACTTCGTTTAATATAACTTTGTAGAGTTTTACCATACAGGTCCACCGGTAAAAGAAGACCTGTGCATCTCATTCGGCTCCGGCTTTCCACGCGGAAAGGCATAACCCTAAATGAGAACAAATAGAATGTTCCCTATACATAATATAGGGGCATTCTATTCTCTCCAAACTTAACCTACGTTAAGGCATTATAAATAATTATATTTTTTTAATTATAATTATTTGTTTTTAAAAATGTCTTAAATATATTGTTCTAATATGACGATTATATGATTGAACATTATGGCTTAATATGTCATATAAAAACATCATTGGTATTAAATAATTATGAAAAGAAAGAATTGGTATGATAAATATATTAAATTTTATGAAAGTAAAATTGCACATTCAGAAAACATAAGAAATAATTTTAGAAGAAAATGTAAAGAAATATCAAAATATAGGATATCAATCCAAGATGAAAAAATCATAGAGAGAAGTTATATTCTCGAAAAAGAGTGGGAAGAAGAAATAAATAAAATAGACAAGGAAATTCAAAAGTTTTATATAGAAATTGATAAGTTACGTGAGAAAAAAGAATATGATAGACAATGTAATAAAAGATTAAAAAACAAACCATGTCGTAAACAAATAAAAAATCCAAAGCAAGAAGAAAAAGAATTAAAGATTAGAGAGTATGCGTTAAGAGATAAATGGATAGGAGAGGGAAACAAAAAGAAGCGTAAAAGAAAATTAGAACATAGTGCTAAGCGTTGGTCTACGTATCAACAGAGAAATGAAGAGATAAAAAAATTAGGATTTTTGTCATATCAGGAGTATTTGAAATCTAATTTATGGAAAAAGATAAGTGGAAAAGTTAAAAAGAGGGATGACTATAAATGTCAGTGTTGTGGGAAAGAGAGGGGAACCCAGGTTCATCACATAAGCTATTCATCTGAAGTTTTGTTAGGAAGACAATTAGATTTACTCATCACTCTATGTGAATTATGTCATTACAATATTGAATTTGACGATTCTGACGAAAAAATACTATCACTTCATAAAGTTAATCAGCGTCTTAATCTTTTCAAGCAAAGTCATTAGTTCCGATATAAAGACAAAGGAATCAAATAAGTCAACAACCCCTCCCTAAAGGAAGGGGCTTGAGAAGTGATTCTTAAGAGTAATTTGTTGACCAGAATACTAACGGGAGAAATTAAAAGTTGTTAGTAAACGTTAAAAAGAATGTAGAAACCTTGGAATGCCGTCCCAGTTCCTCGCTCTTTCGTGGCACTGTAAACAAAGACGAGAGTCTTAGTCAACCACATTGTGAAGTCTTTTTAACCGTTCGAGGGAAAGCCGGACTCTATAGTAACTCCAATGCTAAAGATACGCATTACTCTACTTTGAGGAGGACATAACTTGAGAGTATATGTCATAAATCAAAGACAACAACCGCTAATGCCTTGTTCTCCAAGAAAAGCGAAAAAACTTTTACAAGGCGGTAAGGCAAAAGTGATTTGTAAAGTTCCTTTCACTATCCAGTTACTTTCGGCTACTGGAGAATCGAAGCAGGAAGTTATTGCTGGAATGGATACTGGCTCTAAAACGATTGGTTGTGCTTGTATTACAAATGAAGAAGTTGTTTATCAGTCTGAAGTTCAAATTCGACAAGATGTATCAAAAAAAATGGAAAAAAGAAAAATGTATCGTAGGACTCGAAGAAATAGAAAAACCCGTTATCGTAAACCAAGATGGCAGAATCGTTCTTCAATGAGAAAAACTAATAGATTAGCTCCAAGTATCAGGAGCAAAGTAGATAGCCATTTGAGAGAAAAAAGATTTGTCGAATCTATTTTACCAGTTTCAAAATGGAAAGTTGAAACGGCAAGTTTTGATATTCATAAAATCTCTAATCCAAAAGTTGTAAATTATCAAAATGGTAGACAAAAAGGTTTTTATAATGTAAAAGCATATATATTACACCGGGATGGATACAAGTGTCAAAAATGTAAAAAGAGTAATAGAAAATTACATGTTCATCATATTATATTCAGAAGTAAAAATGGAACAGATTCTCCTGATAATTTAATTACTTTATGTAGAGAGTGTCACGATAAATTACATGAAGGCAAATTCAAGTTGAAAGGTAAAAAGTCAAAGACTAAGTATGCTACAGAAGTTAGTATCATAAAATCACAATTGAAAAGAGTTTGGAAGTTTGAAGAGACTTTTGGTTATGAGACTAAATACAAACGAGAACAAGTGTTAAATTTGCCTAAAACTCATTTTTACGATGCTGTTTCTGTTTGTTGTGGAGAAGATGAGATAGTAGATTTGAATAATATTGTTTATCATAAAAAGCACATATCAAAAGGCGACTATCAACAAACTAAAGGTGTTAGAAGTGAAAAGGAAATTCCAACGGGTAAATTGTTCGGTTTAAGGAAGTTTGATTTGGTTAAAACCGATAAAGGTATTGGTTTTGTAAAAGGGAAAAGAAGTTCTGGATATTTTGTTTTAATGGACATATTTGGTAAAGTAATTAGTAATTCTGTAAACATAAAGAAAAATTGTATTAGAATAAGTTCAAGACAAGCAGGTATAATGGAAATGGGATTTATATCTCCAATTCCTCCCGTCCCTGAAGGAACGGGTCTCCTTGGAGAAAACAAATGAAATATCAAGAAAATATTCCACTAGATAATGAAAAATTAAAAGAAAAAGTAAAAGATAAATTACCAGAGATTCAAGAAGTAATATGGAACCCAGATGTATCATTCTTCTTCATTCCATCATCCTTACTCAAAGAAACAGTATTAAGAGGAACTAACCCGAAAATTCAAGGATTACCAGATGGAATGAAATCCTTGATCCTTGAAGGGAAAGGGATGGCTATCCAAAAAAGATTAGTCTATGAATTATTAGCTGGTGTCTTGGATGAAAAAAATTCATTCATTCTTAATAATGGAGAAGTAAGAGTAATTCAAGACAATAAGTCTATTCTTAATCTTGGAAAATTAAATAATGGCTAAGAAAAATGTTAAGAAAGTCAAGAGAGTAAGTGATGAGGCTATCGTTCTTGAGGATGTTGAAGATGATGTTTCTATTTTAGAGAAAGACAAACTTCAGAATGCGTTGGACAAAGCGACAGTCCCTCTTGGTTTTGATGCGAATAATGATAATATTGAACAGATTCTTTTTAATGGATTAGAAGGTAGGATGTTATTAGTGAAGGTGGGTTCAATCGGTAGTCCTGTTGATGAGCCAAGATTAGCCAGAGTTGAGGAAGAGTTGTCTGAATTAATTGAAAATTTTGGTATCAAATGTTTGCTTTATGTGACTGGTCCTGATGTCGATGTTAAAGTAGTTGGATAATTTAGCAGGAGTTTTTCTTACATGTTGGAATGTAATGGTGGAGTGAAAAAATGATAGAGAAAGTATTCAATAATTTCGCGGAATACTGGTCATATGCAAGATTTTTCAACACACATCAGAGAGACGTTCTTCTTAGTAATCTCCCAGTAGAGCAAAGACAAAATTTAATGAAGTCTTATATGGATGGTGGATGGGAAGATTTGGTTATGCGTAACGAATTGGATGGAATGTTAGATGTCATAAAAGAGGATATAGACGTAGATTTGTTACAACTTAGGTGTCAGGTAATCTTGAAGGATAAGAGTATTGAGATGAACCAAGCAGAATGGGATTATGTTCAGGATGTTTTTGGACGCTATAAGCCGGTTCACGTTCATTACATTTTTGGTGGTATGGTTGTGGAGAAGGCCAGTGATAGTACTATTGTGCTTGTAAAGGAACGGTAGATGTCAAGAAAGAAGAACGGTAATGGTAAGTTACCAATTATTCCAAAAAAGAAACCTATTTCTGCACCTGTGAAAAGAATACGACTCGAAGCAAAAAATGATGAACAGAAGACAGTATTAAAAGAAATCAATAAGAATGATGTAACTTTCATATCTGGTATAGCTGGTGTAGGTAAAACATATCTCGCAACAATTTATGGTTTGAATGAATTGTATCAGGGCAATTACGACAAATTGATTTTTATTAGACCATGTGTTGAGGCTTATGGGGAAAAGATTGGTTATTTGCCCGGAGACGTTGATGAGAAGATAGCTCCTTACATGATGCCAATTTTCGATATTCTGTCATCTGTGATTAGTAATAGACAGGTTAATAAACTTATAGATGAGAAAAAGATTCTAACATTATCATTAGCATTTCTGAGGGGAATGACATTTAGTAGGTCTTTTGTTCTTTTGGATGAGGGACAAAATGCCACTAAAAATCAGATGAGATTATTTTTAACAAGGATTGGGCGTGATAGCAAATTGGTGATTGCTGGTGATTTGGCTCAGTCCGATCTGGGGGCCGAGAATGGCTTTGTGGACGCTATTTCGAGGCTTGGCAGTGTTGAGGGCATATCTTTCGTTGAGTTGTCAGATGCGTCTGTGGTTCGTCATCCTATAATAAGCGGAATTGAGAAAAGATATTCTGCTTCTCAATAATCAAAGGTTTTTCTGTCTTTATCTCGAATATAAATATATTGGGATATTTGTGCGGAGAAAATAAATGATAAAATTCAATTTATCCAGAAACAAAATTAATAAATTTGCTCAAATGGCTTTTTTACAGCCATTCCATGATTATCTGACTCCTGAACAGGCTCAGTCTGAAATATCTGAATTTGATAGAAAATTTAGAGAAACCCCTGCATTGCCGCCTCATGTATTGGCTACAGAGATGGTTCCGGAAGTTTCTAAACTTAATGACGAGTTCCTTTCACGAGAAAGTGTGATACAAGATCCTACCGAGAGATATAATTTATCTGTGGAGATTGTAGGGAAGGCAATTGAGATTCTACATATGTTAAAAATAAAACATGGGTTGGTTAGATCTTTTGATCCTGCCCCTGGAGTTCCTGAGCAACCTCAACAGATTCAAGAGCAAGGTAATTCTGTGTTTGATGGATACATTGAAGATAATACTTATTATGATGAACATCAGAATCTGATGATAAAACCTTCTGAATTTTCTTTACCTCCGGAAAATTTTGATAGAGACTCGTTTATTTTATACCTGAATGGAAAAGATTACAACGAAGCTTTTAAAAGTCTTTTTATACAGAGTATGGATAATGTTATCAAAACTAAGGGTGCTGCACGCAATTTGTCAAAAGAACAAGTAGATCACGCATGTCAGACGGTTATGGTAAGTCTTCCTACTGATGAATATTTTAGGAGACAATTAGCCGAGTATGTTATTAATAAACATGCCACTGTTGAAGGGAAAAGATTACCACGAAAGGGATTCTATCCTGAAGAAGAGATATCAGATGTATCCAATCAAACTATATCTGTGAATAATATGCTTTCACAAGACCCACAATTTACTGCGTGGTATCAAAAGTATTCAAATTTTGTAGACGAAGGGACAACGAGGGCTTTATCTCAGAGGTATCTACCAGCAAGAGACACAGCAGCCGAACCACGATATATTTTAGTGGATAAATTAGATGGAAGAATCGGTTTCATCTTGAGTGATCCAAGAGTTTTACAACGTTATGCTTTTCCTTGTGGTGATTTGATGGCTACTTATAAATCATACCCTAAAAAGAAAAAATCTCAATTGTATGATGATGTTAAAAACCAGATTATGGAATGTCCGAATGATGGTTTAGAGAATTTTATAGATGCTTTGATCCAGAATAAAGATCCTATGCTAATACAATGGGTTCAAAAGAATGTAGGTGCATTGGCGGCTGGTGAAGGTTACGATATGCTAAAGATGAAAGAATTAGAGCCAGACAAAGGGGATGGAAAATATGAGTTAGAGGGAGTGAAGGCCCTAACTTCTACTGGTAAAGCGTTGAGTATGGAAGATGAGGTTGCGTATAGGAATATGGGAACAGATTTCATTGACCATGAATTCAAGAAAGTCAAAGAAGTAACAGATCTCGTTATTCCTGGTATATACAGAATGGGTGTTTTGTCGAATGACCCAGGGAAAATAGCCAATGCTAATGCCATGAAGTTCGTAACTGATTTGTTTCATGAGAGGTTACAATTATTGTTGAATCAAGGAAGATTTATTGTCACAGATACAAGAGAGAAGGGGCAAGGAAAGATAGTGATGCAATTCTTCTATCCAACATCTCGTAAGTTAAAGAATGTAGCAGATGCGGAGAAACGCGGATTTATGAAAATAATTTTTGATCCAAAAGCTCCAGATAGAGGGGTAGTAGATTTGGAGTTTAGGAAGTTAGTTACTAGATGGGGGTCTATGCAGATGTCTCTTTCGGATGCTTCGGATGATACTGACGAGGCTGGTACAGTTAAGAACTTTCGAGGGATCATTGATGGACAACTAACCTCTATTGATAGGATCGTACAGAAGTATGAGATGTATAAAAATTCACGTATAGGTCAATCTGTTGATGATCTGGTGAATTTGGTTATGAGGGATATCAATTCTGGATTGAATCCTAAAGACCATTACACACCAGAAGGGATCAAATATCTGTTATCTAAAGGGAAATCTGATATTTTTCTTCATCAGAACATTCCTGGTGTGGGTGAATATGTACAATACAAAAAAGAGATATTAGATTTAAAACGTCATGCTGCTTCACTCATTATGACTCGTCCGGAAGAATCAAATGAGTCTATATATGGTTTGTTGATCGATTATAAGATAGCGAAAGGATTCAAATTTGGAGGATTGTCTTTAGAAGATATTCACGCTATAAAAGTTTATGTAAGAAGAGAAATAAATAAAGCGAAAAAGATGACAGGAATGAAAGCAGTTACTCCCGAGGTACAACAAATGGTGATGAATAGTGAAGAATTTCTTCTGAATGAGGACGAGTATGTATCCAATTATTACAAAAATTATGGGAAAGTAGACGAGACGACTGGAGAGGATAACGCAGAAAGAGTTACTAGGCAGAGGTCTTTGAGTGATCGTATGAAAGGTGAGAACCTGAGATGGGATGCTTTCAATTGGGTCAAGATTATGTTAGAGGGACTTAGAGACGGAACTATTTCTTCTGAGGCATTAAAATCTTTCTTTTATATTTTTGTTCCTCACTATACGACGATACTTCCTTCTCCAACGTCAGCTAAGTCTAAACCAGGAGGTTTGGCTTCGAAGAGAACTCCTATCATGTTGAGGATGAGGAGAAAACCTCTTCATTCATACAAACCCGAACAACAAAAAAGAATAAAAGAATTATTGACGATTTGGGGTGCTGATGATGTTTTAAATCAAATGGAGACAGGGACGTTTAAACCGATAGGATCAGATGAAGCCGCAGAATTGTTGAGTGGAATAACTAAAAAATCCGCATCAGAAGAAATGATCAAAGCAGCATTTTTGAGAACCAGAAAAAAATTAGCAGCATTGTATATTATGAAAAAAGCAATGGTAAAATTATCGTCGAAAACAAGCCAAATAGATAATTTGATGTATGATGCGAAAATAAAATATACAGAAGAAGTAGATAAATATCTATATTGGGGAGAAAAATATGACCAAGATTTCGATAATTTGCCTATGTGGAAATACCGAATATGAAGAAGGGACATTGGAGATAAATTTTAGAGATAGAAAAATTGCTTATGTTTGTCCTAAATGTAGTCGAACGAATACTATGGAGCTTGCTTTGCCAGAAGAACAAACTCCATACCCTAGAACTGGGAGATGTCGATAAACCATGTATTTGATTGCGAATGTATCTGGGAATGAGTTGAGTATATCTGATTTGAATATTAGTATACCTCCACGCCAAGGTAGGGATTTGGATACAATTCCGTCCATAAAAGGAAATCCCAGAGATTCAGAGGATTTGCAAAAAGCAAAGTCTTTGAGGCTTGTCAAAATCATAAGAGACGATGGTGGTGGGAAACTGCCCAGGAAAAAGAAAAAAGAAGTAATAAAAGAAAAAGTAACAGAAAAAACAATCATCAAAGAAGTCCCATCCGGAATAGATCAAAAAGTCCTTATGGATTTTATTAGAAAGGAAATAGCAAAAAACAACCAATCACCGCAGGTCGTTCAACCAGAAACTGATAAGAATTCTGAATTATTGCTTCGTACTATGATGAATAAAATGGATAAAATTCTCCAGCAGAAACAAAGCAGTACCAGTGCTATCGATGAAGAAGAAAATGATTATGATATTGACCCAGAGGCATTGGCTGAGATACATCGGAAAAGAGTTGACAGACTTGTAGAAAATTCCGAAAATAAGATAGAGTATAAGAAAGAAAGTACAGAAGACACTTTTACAGATAAAGATCTAGACGAATTGGATGGTTTACTATAAAAAAACAGCAGGGAGAGAAAAATGTCCAGAATGATTGGTGTTGATCCAGGTACGATGAATTTTCAAACAGCAGAAGCAACAGCAGATAAAAAGATAGAAATAAAGACTATTCGTAATGCTTTTGTTGAAATTAACGCGACAGAAGATATAGAGGATGTCCTTAACCAAAACAAATGGCATTTTGTTAAAGATGGGGAACATTATTATGTTATTGGTGAAGATGCGTTAAAAGTAGCGATGATGTTCCCTGATAATGTTAAGTTACGTCGTCCGATGGAAGGTGGTGTCCTTAATAAAAAAGAAAGCAAGAAGATGCTGATTATGGCCGAATTGGTTAACTCTTCAATTGGTGATGCCCCAGATGATAAGTCAATGGTATGTACATGCGTATCATCAGAATCTGTAGATGGTTCTATTGATAACAACTTCCATAAAGCAAGATTAATTAGTATGATTGAGAGAAAAGGGTGGAATGTCAAAGTTATAGAAGAAGGACTCGCTATAGTATTATCAGAGAAACCTGTAGTTATTGAACCTGATGGTACTGAGTCTCCTTTTAGCGGGATCGGAATATCCTGGGGTGCGGGAAGATCAAATTGTGTATTGGTCTACAAAGGGTTGCCTGTTATTGGGATGTCGGTAAGTATGGGCGGCGATTGGGTGGACAAACAAGTGTCGGAACAAACTGATATAGATATATCTCAGGTTATCGCTAAGAAAGAAAAAGGGTTGGATTTTGATAATCTTAACATGGATGATGATGTTATTTTTGCCCTAGATGTATATTATGGGGAATTAATCAAATATGTTATTAAACATTTTGCTGCGAAATTTACTGAAGTGAAGAGTAAATACCCTGCTCCACCGTCTATTGTAGTAGCAGGTGGGACTTCTTTGCCAAAAGGTTTTGTTACTAAATTAGAGAAAGTTATCGAAAGACTTGATTTACCTTTTGAAATTTCAGGAGTTACAATTGCTACTGACCCCAAAAACGCTGTTGTTAAAGGTTGTTTGAGACAAGCCGCCGTATCCCAAAGAAAACTTGTAAAATCTTTGGAAGGAAAGAATGGCAAGAAGAAAGAAAAGAAAGGAGAGGATAAGAATTCTGAAGAGTTGCCAATTACTGGAGAATAGGCTTTGCCATATACAACTAAACAGCGAGTGGAGAATATGCTTGCGAATACTTTGACAAGTGCTTCTCCTGACAATTTGGGTCAACCTGTCAATTTAATGAATGTTGGCACATCTCTTGATTTCAATGTTGTCCCAGAGAGCATTCTGGATCAATACATAAAATGGTCAGATTCTGAGATTGATGGGGCATTAAGTCAGTTATACGCAATACCTTTTGAGAGAGGATCTGATTATGAAGGTGAGTTATTAGTCGATGTCAACGATTATAATAATTACATTATTATGTCTGGTCCAGCACCATTTTATGTTGGTGATATCATTGTTCTTACCGAATTCAACCCAGGGACAAGAGAAACTGTAACAGATACTTACACTATTGAAGAATTGTTGAATGAAGATGAACAGAACATGTTTCAGACTGCTGAGCCTATTGATTATGAATATAAAGCCAATTGTACTAGAGTATTAAGATTACAATATCCTGCTCCGATAGGTTTAATTTCCACTCGTCTAACCGCTGCCCATGTCTATGAAAAATACTTTATGGCCGAAGCTTCTCCTAGTCAGTCTGAATATGGCAAGTGGCAGAGGGAGCTTGGTAGAGCAGATATCAATAATATATTGAATGGTATTACGATTCTCCACGGTGCTGTAAGAATAGGGAACAGATTTCTTAGTCCTTACCTTAAAACTCCTTATAGGCATCAGGGGAATAAAGGACCTAATGTCATGGAATCTGCATCCTCGTGATAAAGATTGCTAATATAGATCAAGTAAAAGATTCGTTAAGAGGGTTTATTGATGGGATAAATAGACTATCTTTTTCTTCCAATGTAACCCATGAAGTGCAGGAAAATATCCGCGATAGTCATAGTCCCTCTTCTGATAAGAATGAAGCGTTTAAAGAGGCAGCTTATCAGAGTCACCTTAAACATGATAAGAGAGGGATGGAAGATGCTATACGGAATTTGCCTCCAAAAGATAGGCAGAGAGATAAAGTAGAAGACGACCTTATAAACAAGTATATTATGGATTATTTGAACCAAATTTTTAGTGAGGTTTGATTGTGGGGTATGGTGCTCTTGAAATAGCTGATAGTGTAAGAACCATTATAAGAAATTGGGCGGCTACTTCTATGCCTTTGATTGAGGACGCAGAAGCTGGGGATTACGTTATTGAGATACAGAATACTAATAGATTCCAATTGGGTGATGAAGTCTTGATTTTGGACCCTACTTCTGCTGCGGAATTTAATAACATAGTGGAAGCCAAGGTTGACAGAACGCATATCAGATTGGTTAATCCTTTGGAAAATAACTGGTCTATGTCTAGATCTCCTTATTTGACAAAAACTTATGATACTCAGATGATTAGTGGAATTTATATTGGAGATCCTGATAATATCCCCATGTATCCGGCCATTACTGTGAATGTCACATCTCGTAATTCAGAGTGGCTCACGATTGATAGTACTAAAGATACGTATGATATAGAAATTAATGTATATCTTAAACAGTCAACGATGGAGAAGGGATATAGAAGTCATATCAAATTGGCGGAAACTGTGATTTGGGGTTTGAAGAAAAATATCTATCCTTTGATTGCTCCTTATGAGAGTGTTGCTTCCATAGCGGATATTGCTGCTACTGACACTTTTATTAAAGTTTTTGATACTTCTGATTTTCACGAATGGTCTCGTGGTGTTATAGAGAGTGAATGGGACTACTCTGAGTTTTGGGTTGATAAAGTTCTTGATGATGGTGAAACATTGAAATTAAGATCACCTGCTGCATGCGAATTTTTAGTTGAAGACAATACTCAGGTTATTTTGTTTAGTAGGTTTGTATACAATTCTTGGCCAGCCAGTACCAGTTATGGCGATGTTTATAAAGGTACTTTATTAAAAGCGGCCAAAATAAAATGGTTTGCTTGGGAGGAAGAGTTGTGGTGTTATCCTCCAAGAGAAACATTTATTCACTAATTGAAAGAGGAGAATTTTTATGAAAGTTCTTACTGTTGGGGAATCTCCCTATCTATTGTCAAAGTCAGGAAAAATACATGCAGAGATTATAAACGAATTGAAACAATCTGGGCATGAAGTAAACAGTGCTGTATGGAATTTTGATATCACATGGTTTACTGCCGACGAACAAGGAAGATATTTTTACGAAGATGACGGAGGAGAGATCTGCGAACTTCATCCTTTTATGCCACATCCGGACCATACCGGCCCACATATATTCGAAGTTATGAAAAAGTTTGAGGCTGATGTGATAGTATCTGTTACTGAACACGATGATATTGCCGCTATGGCGTTATTCGCTGTGTGTGGATTATCTCCTGGCAAAGTTAAATGGATTGGAGTTTTTTTAATAGAGGCATTACCTATAAATGAAAAATTTGTAGAAATTTTTACTGTAGTTGATTCGGCTATTTTTACCACACAATCTGCGTATGACGCAGTGAAGAAAATAAATGCTGATTTAGATTGTCATTATGTCCCTTATGGTCCTGATCCTAGTAAATTTTTTGGCAAAGAAAATGTTGAAGAAGATTTTAGAATAATGAGTTGTTCTAAAAACTCACAAGTTTCCAATCTCCCATCTTTACTTATTGGTGCGGAAGGATCTGGTGCAAAACTTTATCTGAATACGAATCACTCTGATGTAGGGGAATATGATCTGGAAGCATTAATACGCAGATATTGTAAAGAAAATACTTTTTTACCTGATAAATTTGTTTCTTTGAATGACGGATTGACAACTGAAGAATTGAATGATAAATACAATGAATCTGATGTAATCGTGGATGTTTCGGTTAGGTCTGCAACGGCGTTGTCTATTAAAGAAGGGATGTTGACAGGGTGTATCCCCGTAGTGACGGAAATCGGTGCATTAAAAGAAGTTGTGGGAAAATTACCAAAGGAATATCAGTTTTTTGTAGGAAGTAATATATATGTGGGAGACCACGAGAAGGAATATCAAATAGTTTCTGTTGATAGTTTGGTAGAACAACTCAATAAAATAAAAAAGATCAAAACTGAAAATAAAGAGGAGTTTGAAAAAATTAGATGTATTGTGAAGGAAACAGCCTTGGAATATGAGAATAAAATATTGCAGAAAAAGGTTGTTGAATTAGCGGAGGAAAAGAAGAAGAATCACAGAACTATAGGGGTAGATGTAATTTAAACAAGGAATTAATGAAGGATTTTTTAATACTAATTAAGAAATGTACGAAATAAGGAGAATATAGAATGGCAGTTATTTCTGGTACAAGTTATATGACACTACAGGCCGACTTAGGGTCGGCAAGAGATACAGTTTCAAGTGCAAAGCAGGATTTGTTTGACGCGGTATATACCGTTGTGCTGTTGGACGTGATTATTCCTGAAGTTGATTTGCTTAATACTTTTTGGAGTACCTATCAGGGTAATGCAGGAATGTGGGACTCTGTAACTAATTTGCTCGGTGCGGTAAGAGCGTTGCAACAGCACGTTATCTCAAGATCTGATTACACTACTGTTGATGAATTTATATATAATGAAATATATAACCCTTCTGGGGGAGAAGATCTAGTCGAGGCTTCGTTTAAGTATATGTCTGATCTTGCTGGGTATACAATTAATGCGTTGTATGCCTTTACTTCGTAAGTGAAAATGTTTAGAATACACAAAGGAGAAATTTAATGCCAATTCCACCTGCATATATGGGATACATCGGATATGTTAGAATATCCAGCGGCGTCGATTATGGTATTCGATGCACGTCTTGTGAATTGAAATTATCACAGACTATCGAAAAACCAGATGTCGTATCTAGTCGATTTGACAAGACTGTCTACAGGTTAGGTCCAAAGGAAGTTGGAGGTACTATTGCGTTTCCCGCAGTCATGGACCCAGGGCTAGGGGGAGTTGGTTCTACTGATGTTGTTGCACAAATCTGGCTTGCTGCTATCCAAAGGAACAATGACGGCAGAATGGTTCATGTGTTGGAGCCGGTAAAAGTTAAATATACTAGTGACAACGCAACATTTAATTTCCATAACTGTAAAATAAACACTTTCAAATTCTCTGTCGCTCACAGTGACATGATCAATATTGAGACAGAAGTCATCGGAACAAGTCGTGAATATTTGGGTTCTGGTGGTGGTTATCTTACTGATGCCGAGTTGGGTGGAGAAAGAAATGCTCGTGCTTTGACATGGAATGACGTATTCCTTGAAGTAGCATTCGAAGGTGGTTCTTTCACTGGTGAATATGTAAGAACTTTTGAATGCAATGTTAGTAACAATATCGAGCGTTTCTACACGTTGAATGGATGTCTGAGTCCACAGGATATCGCTCCTAAGTTGAGAGATATCACTGGGTCTATAGTTGTAATGGGTAGACACCCCGGTTTTGGTCAAGCGGCTGAGGACAACCAGGAACGTTGTTTCGCCGATGATACATTACATTTCGGATACTATGTTTCAGGATGTTCGGCACAGTGGGGAGTCAAGCTCCCTGGTGTTGTATACGAGATTGAAACAATGGGCTTGAAAAATGATTTAATGGAATCAACTGTCAACTGGCATGCACTCCCAGGTGGTCGTGCATCTGAGACATTCGTTGATACTGATTTCGTGATTAACAAGGATGCTTGTGACGCAAATGTGTTCTAAATAGTAAGAATCAGATATTGCTGATTTCGAGAATGGTAAGATTTTTCTTGCCATTCTTTTTTTTTTGCCGATATTAAATAAATACCTGATTTAATAGGAGAAAATTTTATGAGCCTGTTTAAAAGCAAACCTCAATTAGTCCACGTACAATTATTCTATCGAGAAGAGGAAAAAGATGGTTGTGAAAAGATATTTATTGTGCCAACGGAAGAAGTCAAAAAATTGTCTGAAGAGGAAGTGGTAGAAAGGGGAATAAAAGTTGTAAATACTCATTGGAAACCGTTGTCTTGGCAGGACAGGAATAATATTAATCACGCATCTGAGGTTCGTGAGGACGGTGTTATAACTGGGCAGGTTGATTTTAATAGGTGGAGAGATTTGAGGGTCAAACAGTGTCTGAAAGAGTGGGACATTAAAGATGAAGACGGTAAGGATGTACCGTGTAATCCTGATACAATTAATTGTATTGATGCCTACGTTTTAGACCGTATTATAGATGAATTTGAAAAGATTAAATCTATTGAACTTGAAGAAGAAGTAAAAAAATAATGGAGGCGGCGGATTCTTTCTTCTTGCCTGATACGGATAATCCGTCGCCGCGTACATCGTATCCTAGAAAGTTTTCTGAATATTTGGTAATATTGGATACAGGTTGGACATTGGAATATATTAGAAATTTGCCAGAAGAGGAATTTACTATTTATTCATTATTAGCGGAAAGAAGACTGTCAGCTAACGCTTACATAAGTATGGCTATGCTGAAAAAACCCACACTGTAAGGAGTAAAATTATGAAAAGTATTTTTATCAAAGACGATGAAATAGTTGAAGTCGATATCTTTTTCGCAAAAGACAAAGATGGGAATATGTCTATTGGGAATAAGAAAGATGAATTATTGAAGATGGAAGGTATGATTGAAGGGTCTTTAGAAGAACATAAAATCACTTTCAAATATCCCAACCATGGCAATATGACTGATATTATAAGTAGAAGTATACAAATGAGTTCTACCGGATTATCGATAGACCCAATTTCTGCCAGATCAAATAGATTAATTGTATTATTGAGAGATTGGACCTTTGTTGACGATGATGGTAAGAAGTTGTTGATAACAGTAGATAATATCAATAAACTACACCCGTCCGTAGCTGATTTCATTTTAGATGAATTCGAGGCAAAAACTGGAATTATATAATATATTTGGGCGGTATAATAAAAAGGAATATGGATATATTTGTTGAAATAACAACTATGTATCTGTATTTTTATTTTTTGGGATTAATATATGCCAGATCAAGATCTTGAAACTAGAATAGTCACATTACAAATGGAGGCTCAATCTGGGGATCTTAACGCCGCAGCGGCTGCTGTAGGTCAAGTCTTGGATCGGTTGGATGATTTAGATAAGAAGACACAAAAGTGGGAAAAAGAAACAGAGAAGGTCAGAAAAAAATATGAATCTATGCTTCCCCAGGTTAACAAGATTAGCAGAGGCATAGACTCTATACACAGTGCTGCACAGAAGGCTGCTAGTGCTATCGGTTCAATTGGAGAAGCTTTGGGTGCAGGCGGGATTACGATTGCTTTCGCAGCGGGTACTAAGGCTGTCATAGAATATAACAAAGAACTAATTGGTTTGTCTGCTCAGTATGCTAAGTATGGGAAAGGGATTACTGAAGTAGAAAATAAAATGTTGGGTCTTGGTAGAAGATTGGCCCTTACCCGTCATGAAGTGATGAATTTATATAAAACCCTTGAAAAAGGTCTGCCAAATGCGTCCCTTGCAGCGACAGAAAAAATCTTAACTAATATTCGCAAAGTCGTTGGTTCTAATGAAAAGGCCATATCAGAGATGGCAGGCAATCTTCTCGGACTCTTGAATACTTATCCCTCTTTACAAAAAGCCGCCGAAGATATGAGCGATTTAGATAAAAAGCGTTTAGACAATATAATTAGGATGGAATTAGCATCTGGCCGAATGAGTTTACAACAAGCGAAGGGTCTTAAAGATTATATATCTGGCAATAAACAGGTATCTAAAATTGATGAGGAGCGTTTAAAGAAGTCTAACGAGATGCTTAATAGACAAAAGGAAATGAAGAAGTTGTATGAAGAAATATTATTCAAAATTGGTGGAGCTATTTTGCCAACCGTTCAATGGCTGGCGAAAATTATAGAAGACAATAAACATCATATCTTGAAAACTGCGGAATTTTTTGGTAAGTGGATAGCTCCTTTGTTGTTGGCTAAGGGTATTATTAGTAGTATGCTTGGGACTGTTGGTTCTCTTACCAAAGGTTTGGGCGGTATGTTCTCGGGGCTTAAAGGAGTTGGCAAAGTAACAGGAAATAGGGTTTTTGTCACTAATTGGCCTGCTGGCATGCGAGGGAATGTCCCCCGAGCGGGTGGTATTGGTGGTATGGCAGGACTTCTCAAAACTGCTATGGGTGGATTTGTTGGGTATAAAGCCGGTGGTATGTTAGGTAAGTATGCAGGCCAGGGTATGGGCAAAAAGGGACAGGAAAGTGCTCAAGATTTTGGTGGCATTGTTGGGGCTGCTGTTGGAGGAGGTATGGTCGGAGGTCCTTTAGGTGCTATTCTGGCTGCGACTGGAGCAGCATTATGGAAATTTAAAAAAATAATAGACGAGGTAACTGAAGCTCATGATAACCAAAGAGCGTCATTTCGTAAACACGCTGATCAACAAAAGACATCTGCCTCATATCGGTTCATGACTGGCGATATAGACAAAACACAATATAGCATATTATTAAAAAAAATTGAGGCAACACTACAAGCTAAGTTGAGTGAAGCAAATACTTCTGAGACACAAGCAAAGAAAAAAACACCGGATGTGACCGCAGCGAAATATGGCGGTGGGGTGATTGGAGGAATCTACGCAAAATACAAAGATAAAATTATGAGGGATTATTATGGAACGAAGTCAGATATATTAAGTTATTTTGATGATAATAAAGGAAGAAGAGAAGCATTAGCGGAAAGTGAAAAATGGAGTAAATATGGAGGAGACGACACAGAGCAAGGACAAAGGATGATCCGGAGGGTGGAGGAAGTTGGAGGGGGTGATGCTAGTGTTGTAAAGATGATTGAAAAAATTATGAAATCGTCAGATTATAAAAAAATAAATGCCGGAGAAAAAGAACGTATTACGCTGTTATTGCAGGCTGCTAAAATAGGTGTGGAAAACTCTAAAAAAGAGCCAGCGAGACAGAGGGCAAGAAGAGAATGGATCATCCAAGGTATAACTATTGATCAGGAATATGCTCAAAAACGTTCTGCTATTTTAAGACAAGGTGGTGTAGGCGGTGTTATGGGAGGTGTTAGTCGTACTCGAAGATTGAATGTGGCGGTGGATAGAACTGATATGGAGTTTAGGCAGGCCACTCGGGGTTTGGCTGCTACGTGGGGAGGACAATCTTCTGGCCGTGCGATGACCCAAAGAAGAAAAGAAGGGATGAGTATAGATGAGTTGTGGGATGCTATGTCTAAGAAATCGATGGAAGGGAAGGATGGTGTAGATATTAGTAAGCGTAGCAGAGAAAGCCAAGCAGAGATAGGCAAACGAGTTATTGCTGACAAAATGGGGATAGCTCCACATACGGCTACTCCGGCAGAATTGATAAAAATAAATAATTTATATAATAGAAGCATTGCTTTGTTGCAGCATAAACAATTCTTACAAAAAGCAATAAATAAAGAAAAGCGAGAGACATTAGCTTTGCTTAACCAAATTAGAATTATGCAGGGTAAAACTACTGAACGAGTTGGTGCTGAAGTTGGTTTGCTTGACACTTTATCTGGTAAATTGATAGCAATCGGCGGATCTAAGGCTGAAAATCTTGCTCATTCACGGCAAATATTGACGGTACAATCGGCGTTGACCGATCAAGCGAAAGCTACATTGCTTGTAAGGAAGCAGGCTGTTGCTGTTTTGAAAGATGCACCAAATACGATGCAAACACTAAAAAAAGACCAACAAAAAATGGCAGAGGAATTAAAGAAAGAATTAGGGTTAAAAGAGAAAATTAAATCCCAACTTAAAGATATAAAAAAGGAAACAATAGATCTTGATACAGACAAAGGAGGTAAGGGAAAAGATTCAGCAAAAGGGAGACTGTCAGAACTGGAGATTAAAAGGAATGCGTTGATTCAAAAGAGGTCTAGTTTAGAAGATTCTATATTAAAGAAGCAAATACTAATGGCCAAAAACGGTCAAGATCAAAAGAATCTCGATGCGGCGACCATTCAGTCTAAAACAGATATTGCAAATGCAGATAAAACATTGGTTGCGATATCACAAAAGCAGGTAGAATTGGCTAGAGAGAAGGTTAAGTTGGCTGAAGGAGAGGCACAAAAACAGGCGGCACTAACATCGGCGACTATGGGACACCTTCAGGCAAGGGCTGAATTATTAAGAATGGGTGGCATGACAGGAGCCGGAGAACGAGAAACCATAAAACTTGTTGGAGAAACCATAAAACAACTTGATGAAGAAGCAAAGGCACAGCAAAAAATTGCACTTGAAGCTCGTAAATCTTTGATGGCGTTAAAGGGTAAAAAGGGTGTACAACAATTAACAAAACAATTATTGGCAGATGAACGAAATGCGTTAACCAAAGTATATCAGGCTCGCTTGAAGACTAGGCAGGCTAGACAAGAAGATGTAGACGCTTACAAAGAAGAAGTTTCTCTGAAAGAAAAGGCTGCTGGTATCACGGCAACTGAAATAAGTATTATGGACAGCTATATGATGGGGATTAAAGCTTCTGCTAAATTAAGACTTAAATTGGCTTCTGAATATGCTTCTCAGGAAGAGTCACTGACAAAACAGATCGTTGCAGCAAAACGACAGGTTGTAGCTACCGCTGGTACAGACACTCAGGTCCATTGGCAAAAGACATTAATGGATCTTGAACAGAAGAGACTTGGCGTGATAAAGAAAATGGCAGATGTTACAAAAGTTTTGAGAGATGGCTGGGTTGGTGCAATTAATGCGATGACAGTGGGCAGTGGTAGGATTTCGAAAATTGTCATGACTCAGACTAAGAATACCGGATTGATGGTTAAACATCTTAATATTATGCGAACCGGAAAAAGTGGTGCAATGAGAAGGGGTGGAGAAAAAGGAATGGTTGGTCGTGGTGGTGGTGTAAAATTTGGTACATCTATGAATACATTTACTGATAGCCGTGGGAGAAGTGTTCCTGGTGGCATTGGTGGGTTAGGTGGATCTGCTTATCAATTAGATCGTGGGCTGGGTGATGGGAGGCAACAATACGAAACTATACAAGGAGAACACGCTGCCGGTGTAGTTGGCAGAAGATTCTCTAAGGATGTTAGAGGTCGTGCCGCTGGTCTATCAGGGAAAGGCGAAATGCTTGGAGCGGCTGGACAGCCTGGGCGTATGGGCGTTCACATAGAAGGTAGAGTAGGTAGAGGTGGTGGAGGAGGACGAGGATTAAGTCCTGGAAGCCCAGTTTATACTGAAGATAAAGCGAATAAAGCGATAGCGAAAAAATTAGGGGTAGACATTGAATCTGGTGGCGGATTAGGAACTCCTAACCGCACTACAAATGCCCGAGGGTGGGATGATGCTGGTCCTGCTGCTAGAGAACGAGCCAAAGTTGAAGCAGCGAAGAAAGCTAAAGATGCAGCTGAAGTAGAAAAAAAACAGAAAGAAGATAGTGGCGTAAGCAAAACATCGTATCTTGGAGATAAAAGGGCCGAAATATCTGCTATACTTTCTGAGTCCATCAATGCTATGGGTGACAAATTGGGGGAAATAATGAGTCGCATTACGGAAAAAGCGGAAAAGAAGGAAAAAGTAGTAGATTTAGAAGTAAAACAGGTTGGGCAAACGACATTTACTGTTGATGTGAAACCTACTGCCGAATCTACTGGTGCTGGTGGTGCAAGTGCATACGAAATGACTGCTGAGCGATACAACCGGGCGATGGCACAATTGAGGGAAAAAGGGATGACGAAGGGTGTTGGTGCCGGTCCTATTAATATAAATGATAATTAACCATTTATAGTCATTTAAAAAAATAAAATATCAATTAATACCGATAAATCTATGTAATGACTACTCCGATAACCCCTACTGAGCCTGAGACAAATTTAGTTCTGCATCGTGCTGATAATGCTGCATATCTATGTTGTCTTGATGATTACGGTAATGCCAGAAATAATGGTGTTGTTGGCGAATTTATTACCGAAGAACCGTGGGCAACATGTCACGAAGATTATATTCCTGCGAAATTTATGAGGTATGGGATAAGTTTTACAAGTATTCCAGAACACAAAAAAACAATAGAGTATTATAAGCAGCGAGATCCCACCAAACCAGAGGCAGGGCCAGATGTAGAATTCAGGCAATATGGTTGTTCTGAAATGTCGTGGTTATTTGATCTCAAAGATATTGATGTCAACACTGGTATAATAGATAGGACTCCATATGGCCCTGCTGCTCCTGCTGATGGTAAAAAAGTTGTAATTGATAATGGTGGAGATAGTTTAAGTCAATTTCTTTTGAATGGTCTTTTTCTTTCATTTATTAATCACAACAAACCAGATGTGGATGACGGTATTGCTTGGGATAACGATTATCAGGCAAGAAGACCCTATATAGACAACGATGATGATCCTGTTAATATAAAAACATTAAGCTGGGATTTGGATTATGGGGCAAAAGCTAAATATGGGGCATCAACTTGGGGATTTAGGCAAGACTCCAAGGAAGTATTTGCTCATGACCCAGAAGATCAACGAACTGATTTGACTACAAATTTCGGCGACAGAAGGTTTTCTCTTCCTGACTATCATCCGCAAAAAAATGATGATAAGTGTGATGTTATGTATGTTAGGAAGGCTGACGCTACAGATGAAGATTTAAAGAAAGCAAAAACATGGTATCCTACTAAATTTGTTATTCAGATGATTGCCAGAACCATAGATTACGATGGTCCTGGTTTGCTTAATTGCCCACGAGATGAGTTGGGAGCTTGGGACCCAGATCAACCATGTGATGTTGGTCCTGGGGTTTTACATTTTGCTTATGTGCCTGACAAAATGTTTGGCATTGAAGATCTAAAAAATGGTGTTATAGAATATCCTGTTGAAGTTGAAGATCCATTTTTAGGTATTAAAATTTCGGTAGATGATAAAGTATTAAAACAGTGGTGGCCGGGTGAAAGTTCTTCTTCGTCGTCATCTTCGTCATCGTCAGCCGATTTATGGAGTTCTTCTTCGTCGTCATCTTCATCCCAATCATCGTCATCCTCGTCATTCTCATCTTCATCGTCGTCATCCCAATCATCTTCATCATCTTCATCGTCTTCTCTTGGTGGGTTTAGCGAGTCCTCTCAATCAAGTTTATCATCATCTTCATCGTCATCTCCCTTTGAGTCATCGAGTTCGAGTTCGTCTCCTTTTGAGTCATCGAGTTCTAGTTCATCTCTCTTTGAGTCATCGTCTAGCTCTAGTTCTTCAAGTTCTTCCTCCTCCTCCTCTTCTTCTTCACAAAGTTTAGAATGCCCGGTTAAAGTATGGGTATATGACTTATTCGTGTATCTTGAGATGGAAGATGGCAGCAAACTATTACTCTTCCGTGGGAAAAAAGAATTTCCTATTGGTGAAGATAAATTGCCATTTGAAGGTAATTTAGAATTTACCAATGAACTTTTAGGTACTCAGACGATGGGGGACCCATATGTATTTGAAGATGACGATCTGAAAGAATTATGTAATGTTTATTGGTCGTATAAGATGCTTCTTCCAGAGGAAAATACGATTTTTGTTGCTGGTCAAGGCGGGACAATAACTGCTACACCCTCTATTGTAGAACCAACGAAACTATCGGTAAGGACTTTGACAGATTCGTTTGGGGTAGCGGATGCCCGGAATAAAGATTATGCGGGATATTTCATACATGGTTTTGATAACCCTGCATTTCAGTTTATTAATGACCATGACCAATGGGACCCCAACAAGACAGTAGATGCTATGGATAAAACATATAAAAATGCAGGTGAGAGCAAGCCGGATAAACAATTTTCTCCAGCTACTTTATCTCATAACTGTTTTACTCTTCATACTATGGACAGAAGAATATTTGATGGGGAATTAGAGACAAGCGTATTTAACGCCAAAATTATAGACAAAGATCTATATATTATTCAAATTCCAGGCATAGCCGCCATGACACCTGAATCGATGACTTACGACGGGAGTCCCCTGAAGGATGGTGTCATTCTCATGGACCCGGAGTGTGATGAAGAATTGGCGAGACTACCCGATACTGGCGAGAGTATTTATCATGATTCCTCTATTCGTTATTTAGGTGGTGATAGAATCTGTGAGATAGAAGCTGGTAAGTGTGTCGGTGGTCCTCCTAATAGAGTGGCCATGCTTGACCCGAATGACGCGAAAGGAGGTCGTTTTGATTTATATTGTGGTGTGCATTTTATGGCTGGAGACCCCGATGTTTACGACATGGCTAATGTAGACCCAGTTGGCACACGAGATATGGTTAACGATCCAGAAAATGACCATGACATTTTATCTCGGGCCGGAGATTTGGGCCTATCACGCAGTGGCAGAGCAGTACTCAAAGGGATAAATGATGGAGAACCAAAAAACCCATATTGGCGTGATCTAGATCTGTCTTCTGATATGTATTATCTCTCTGATTTGCCGGAAGCAGCCATTATCCCAGGCACTAATGATCAGATAAAAGTAAAAGTAAAAGGCGAATTTGCCATTAGAAGATTTATGAGGCAATTGGTCCAAGCCCATATCTCTGTGTCGAATGATAGGGCTAGGTCATATAAGTATTATAATTGGGATGATGATAATTATAGTTTTGATACTGCTGACAAGTATAATTGCATCATGGCTCAATCGAAGATCGAAGCATTAAATTTTGCGTTGACATGCTACGAAGGGAAATATGGTGTTTGGAGATTATCTGAGTTACTGACTGATGCTTCAATTATATATAGAAAGATGTTAAAACAATATCCAAATGATATTTCTCAGTTCTATTTTACGAATGTTCATAGGCCAGCTGGCTCTGGACCAAGTTCGTCCGGTGTAGACGATGGACTCGAAGAATGGCCTTTCTGCTATGCCGGTGATTCAGATGGCATAAAGATGTTGATTATTAAGAAGGACGGTACGTTCAAATCCAAATTATTAGCGAATAGGGACATGATTGATGCTGCTGGGGCAAATAAATGGTTTAGTTCTTATTTGGCTGCTGCCGAATTGGTGCATAAGACTCCAATTGAAAGTCATTTGGATGCGGTTAATGATGATTTTACGCGAAAATTTACAAGTGGTATGTTGTTTGATGTGAGTCCTGGAACGTGTAATTTAATGTCTGATCATTACAAGTTGCCTTATATCAGAAGTTTCGCATTGGCGATTAAAAGATTGTATGAAATCAATAGACTTCGTGCCAGAATGCATAATAAGGAAGAAGACGGCGAATTTAAACCTATCAAAGTGGGTATAAGACCTCTTGATTTATACAAGCCATTTGTTCCAGATGCAGCCAGTATAGCTGCTTTGGCACGGATTGATGCCAGATTAGAAGTCATTGAAAAAGAATCAGCCAAGTTAGACAAGAAAGAGGAGTCCATAGAAGCTACCAGGGCGTCTTCTCCTGCTGTTCCTGGGTCTGGAGTGGGTGAGGGTGGTATTTTCGGTGGTGTACGCGGTATAAGGCCCATATTCGGTATTGGCGGTGGTGCTGCTCCGGTTGATCCTGATGTTGCTTTGGCTGATGTAAATAAAGAGAGATTCAAGTTTGACAAAGAAAAAGCAGCTTTATTATTGGAAAGAGCAAAAGTTTCAGAAGATGAGAGAGATTTATACCAAGCATTGTTCCAACCAAGTGGATGCTCCTCTACAAAGGATGAAACATATAAAACAAATTTGGCATATCAATTTAGCGGATATGAAGCATATCTGTGTGGATATCATCGAGAATTAAAGGTTGAAATTATAGATGATGCTATTGATATAGTTACGAAACAGATGGAATCTACTGGTGATTGGAAAAGCATGTTCGGCGGTGTCGCCAAAGTATACAATCCCGATACCCAAACGGTTCTTATGCCTGGTGTTGGTGGTATCAAATGTTTTTACAACGACGATCAAGGTAGAACTTTGACACCATGGTTGCCTCCTGGTATTTGGGAAATCGAACATACACAAGATAGCGATGAAGGCCATGTCGCCAGTGCTGTGACTTGGCCTGGAGCCACTGGATATAGCATCCACGATCCGTCAGATCTATGTGAGGGTTCACGGTTTTTCTATACGTTTGCTCCACCCTGTAATACCATTACTCATGCAGATGCTCAGGTAAGAAACATAACTGGTTGGCCCAGATTGACACCAGGAGACATTCGATACGGAGGTGACTCGTGTACGAGACAGACATTCCTTAATGCTGATGATTTGGCCGCTGCTATCGCGGCCAAAGGAGGGTGTAAGTATCTTCACCATTTTGGCGGTCCTATTTGCTTTGGAGTACCAGCACCTGGCGTACCTAATTATTTAACATATAGGATAGAGCCTTATTCTGAATTGAAATCCAGTTTTATTAAACAAACCGTACTACCAGATAGGACCGCGATGAAATATACTATTATAACGAGTGGTACTACCCTATTCGGTATTATAAAAGGTATAAGAATGTTCGCGGAGTCCATGTCTGTGGACAGGAGTGGCAAAGACTTTGATTTATCTGTCATTGATGAGTGTCTGAATATGTATACCAAGAGGCCGATAGAGTGGATGGGGATACAGGCAACAAGCGAAGAAACGCAAACGTTTGAAGTCGCTGCTTGTCCTGACGGATTCGATCCTATGTATGTCTGGGGAACTCATTATTGTCCAAGGGGCAATCTATCTGTCCATTCTAATCCTTATAGAATCTCTTCATTTTTGACTGGTTCTGAGTTTTGTAATAGGGCAATTAGTTTCCATCAGGTTCCAGAATTGCCGAATGCACAGGGATCTTACAGCAAATACGGTATTGACAAAGATGGTGTGGATTCAATTTTCGCAGATTTGAAAAGAAGTGATGATTGGGCTGCTGGACTCACAGAAATTTTGGAACACAGAAGAGAAGAGGAACTTATAGAAGGTATAGACGAATTGGTAGTGGATCTGTATGGCGGTAACATAATCCGATTCAGAGATTTTGATAATACTACATTGACAACCGGCACAGACACCCCTCGTAAGGTATTAGAAAGGATAGCATGTGAGGGATATATAAAATCTACGCTACTATACGATGAGGATGGTTGGTGGGATTTGCCTAGTTCAAGTTCTTCTTCATCTGCAATCATAAGTTCAGAATCATCAGAATCATCAGAATCTTCTGCGAAAGAACTCTGTTTACCTAATCGTGCTGACCAAATAAAAGGCGAGTTGAACATTGAACCATTCGCATTCAAGAGAGGCAGAATAATCAGTGTTGAAGAAGGAGCTTTGTATATAAGTAAACATGGCATTAGAGATGTCTCAGTTCCTAATATGATGCGGAATGCGTTAGCGTTTGTGTCCAAAACGGACACTACTGGGGCCAAAGCCTATGGAGAAGCATATATCCCGCCTAACTATTATGAATGGGAAGTTATAAAACAAATTGTTTTAGAATACAATCCTAAGAAAAATTCGCTAGAAAAAATGCTATTTGCCACACTTGGTGAATCGATGAATACTATCGATGAAATACCGCTATATCATAAAGATAATTTGCCAGAGTTTTACGAAGATGGAAATGTACAAAAAATTATAGATATGAGAATGTCAAATGCTGGTTTGGTTGCCATGTATGGAAACAATGGTGATAGTGCTGCGGGATTCGCCGTTCGAGGTGTTACGGCTGTTAAAATGGATCACGATGATTTTCTCGATTTCAAAATAGGTGGTCCTTATTCTAGCGTAGCACATGATGCGAAGGGGACCGTTTATGCATTCTATGAGAGGGATTATGAACCAGAGGAAAGTAGTGAGAGCAGCGAAGAAGATAAGTGCCCACCGGTTGACCCGTGGGCGATAGGAGTAGGCGACGAATACCCAGAGAATTGGGAAATACAAGCAAATACAGACTTGATAAAGGAAACCAATATTTCTGTAGCAGTGTCATATAATAACGGTCAAACATGGTTTGAATTTAACGATTTAGTTTGGTTAAAAAAGGATGAAAGTGCATCCCAGCCGTATGCTGTTTCTGATATGATAAATAACAGAATTTTTCTGTACTTCGTTTTTGCGAAACATTATCTTGCCGTCAAAATTATTGATTGTTCGTTGTTCGACATGAAAGACGCATACGTGTATACTAAACGATTAGGTGAATTTGAAACCGATACACCAAACGATGCTCGTCTGTCTGGTTTTACATCTAAAGGACAAGTTCTGAGGCAAAGTCCTATTCACATTATAGACGGTGGTCCTCCTATATTTGCTGAGGATACTATGAATGATTTAATGAGGAGAGATCCTTGTATTATTGATAGTTTATTATTAGATGACGGTGAAGAAGATGGAGATTTGTATCTGAAGAAATTCAAAGATATCAAAAGAGAAATAGAGACAGTTAATCCCGTAAGGTTAGCCAACTGGCCACCGCGTGGCAGTGGATATGCCTACCTTCCTAGAGTAGTATGGGGACGAGATATAGAATTTAATCAACTATATGATAGTGGAGAATACGAAGATTTAGAGAAAAGAGAAAAAATAAGATCGTATGACAAAACCTTGTTTTGCTCTTATCTTGACAACAAAGGCATACCTATGGTGTTCTACGTAGATATGAGAACTGGTCTTGGTGGGATCTTGGCTGGATATGCTATGAGCAAATGGATAGTTGTGATAGAAAATGCATGTTTCCATGCTTTGAATCCTTATGAAATAGAAGACGAAGAGGATGAAGATACATGGGAATATAGGATGAAGTATGAAATACAAAGGCAAACATTTATGTGCGACACATATTTTCTTGGCAGTTTTGGTTCCGTGACTCCCTGTGGAGTGAGGAGTGACGAATTTAGTAAAAATTATGGTGAGGGTGAACCTAAATTCTGCAAAAGTAGAAGAGAGAAAATAGAAGAACTAGAAGAAGAGTTGGAAGCTTTGAAAAAACAGATAGACGATATGGGCATTCCTCAAAGCGAGGAAGAAAGACGACAAAAGGCGGAATTGATCGAACAATTTATAGAGAAACAGAAAGAATTAAATACATTATTAGCTCAGGATGAAGCTGGTATGGCCCCTGATAATGCTATGCCAATAATGTATGCTGCCAAGGTCAGACAGATTAATATCACCTACGATGAGATGACTGACAAGGCCGCATTTATGTTCATCTATGATACGAGTTATGATGAATATGACACCTATGATTCCAGTGATACAAACTTTGGGCTGTTTGTTAGACAATTCGATAACAGTATTATTAATCTATTAGGTAGGAGAAAGGTAGAAAAAGGCGAAGTTATTAAATGGTTTGAATTACAACCAGATTCTCCTAATAAGCCTATGTTTATTGTGGGGCATGATACTCCTGAAAGGGATGTGGAATTGTATGATGTGTTGTCCTTTGCCAAAAAAGATGACATAGCAACCTATATGCAGCCTGCGGCTTATTTTGGCAGAAAAGGATTATTGAAAATGTTTTATTGTGATAGTGAGTATAGTATATGGATTGCAAGTTTGTATCCGACCTTAGTACCTTACGTGGAAGAAGGAACGCAGGAACCGCAACCTGCAATATTTTTCGCGTAAAAGGAGATAGTATAGTATAATGGCAACAGCCCCGATATCTCTTCCTATAACAGGTATACCCCGTAATAAACATTGGCGTGGTGATGATGCCAATTATAACTTGGGAGTTGTCAAGTTGAAATGTTTTATTAACAGAAGATGCCCGTTTGAAAAAACGGAGTTTGCTGATCATAATTTGGTGTTTAACAATAAAACGGTTGCCGTTATGCCAAGAATGATTCGGGAAAATCTTAGTTGGGTTAAAGGGGAATTGGGAGTATTTCTTAAACAAAAACATGTTTACCATTCTCAATTTGTATTCACCTCTGGACCAGACGAAGTTGATCCTGGCTTGGCTGCATTTGGGCAAGAAGATAATCCTCCTCTGAAACAAGAGTTTTCGTGGAGAGTCACACCGCATGTATTCTTGCCATCAAACCATGAAATCCCGCGTTTTAGTAAATATACAACAGATTTGATTAACACTAATGTTAAATACGACCAAGGGAGATGGTCTATTAAAAGATCTAATGAAGTTCTTCGGAATCCTGATGGTAATGGTGATTTAAATGAATCTGCTGATGGGCACGTTACTACTCCAATGATAAACGCTGTTGATCCTGGGGATACTGGTAATCCGAAAGGTGGCCATTGGAGATTGGAAAAAACAACTCCGATCTTTAGAGGTGAAGATTTCTTTGTGCAATTTGGCAGAATTAATTTTTCGACTGATACTCTTAATAGAAAAGGCAAGCCAACATTCGAGAGGTATACACTACCGGATTCTAAAATTTCCTATGAAGGTCTTGATGTTACCCAAACTGTCAACAAAAGAAACGAAGGTGTTGTGAATTTCGATCTTGAGAATAACGCCATTGAAAAAACAGGAGAGAGGTTTGATTTTACAAGACAGGCATATTTTATTATCGAGATGGGTATAGACTTAAATTATCATTATTTTATCATTATCCCGCAAAAATCTCATCCTCGTTTTGTTAAAATCCTGTTTAGTAGCAGGCTGGATTTTGTAGGACCGACTACAGTACAGGAGGCCGAAGAAGGCACACTACAAGGAGATACAGTGAAAGGACTTAAAGCCGTACTTGGATTAGCGGACTCTGCTGATGTTGAAATAAATTCGTTTCTTGATGAAGCGGATAAAAGTATTATGAGTGTAGACGAAGCATTGCAGGTGTTGGCTGATACTGCTCCCTCCTACCGTTCTTTTTTCGTTAGTGAGTATTCGGCGGCGAAGGGGGAACAGCTTATCCGTAATCAAAATCTTAAAGTTGCGGTTCGTAGCCATCTTGGCAAAATTGTGGTTGTGTTCAATGACAATGAGGATATTCCTTGGATTATTGAAAATACATTACTTCCAGAAGAGGTAGGTGGTGCCGTTGCTGGTGTTCCGGCTAACGGTAATGCTGGTGGTGCCAATATGGATGTTGAAGGGGTCAGCACCGGCCCACAGCAGGGAATTTCTGCAAATACTGGGCAGATGAATCCGTCATCGACCGTGACATTAGATGACCAAGGCAATGCTGTTAGAAGTACAAGGCCTGCTGAAACTAGAGCACTAAATATTAATATCAATTTAGCTGCCGGTGCTGCCCAACCAGTTACCCCTGTCCCCGTTGTTGGTCATGAAAATGGGGAAGAGGAAAACCCAGGGCCATTGTTCGTTGTCCCGCCTGGAAGAATAGCAATTTGGGGAGGCAATACAAACGCTGCTATTACATTTAGCCCAATCGAATACGTCGAAAAATCTACTATTTTATTGCCTCTCCCATCAGATGATGAAATCCTTAATAAAAAACCAGCCGCTCCGTTTGTTTTGCCAGGGGATGTACAAATTCTGTTTAGTATCAGAGATATGGGGATAGAGAAAAAAATCGGCAATGGAAAGTTTAAAGGCGATGGCAGGATAAGAGGAAAAGACAAAAAACCATATTACATCAATGATGCACAACAAATGACAGAAAAGAGATCGTGGTTAAAAGGGAAGAACAAAAAAACGAACTTTATGCATTTTGGTAAACCTATAAAAACCTATAATATCAAAGCACCTAGCAAATTAGATATAAAATATAGGAACAAAGGAAGAAAAAAGGGATATACATCCTTCTATTTCGACATCGATATGAAAGTTGGTAATCATACTTTTCAGAGTGGCTATACTTTGAAAAAATGTGTGACTCCTGTGTTGGCTAATTGTAAATTGGTAGGTATTTCTAAAGTTGAAGATGCGTGGCCATCACAATCCAGGGATATCAGCAGTCATGTTCTCCAATATTCTGAAACGTGGGGTGCTCAGGATTATAATAAGATGGAACATACCGCTAATATGAGTTTGCTCATTAACAAAGGTGGAGATAATTTGGGTTATTCTCATATTGAAGATTTGAAGGATAAGGCGTTTTATGTGGAAATTTGGGCTGGATATGAAGGTTGCAATTATAGTTTGATGGGGAATCAGAATGAGCGTGATTTGCTTGGTATAAGAGATCACGTTGCTGGGATATTTAATTTAGGGACTAACGCTGGATTTTTCAAACTGTTTACTGGTATTTGTTATGGTGGGACAATTACTGAATCTCCCGGAAAGAGGACAATGGAGTGTAAAATTCATGATTATAGTAAAGTTTTACGAGACTTTTTAATATTTAATTCTCCGTTTTTTGATGGAGTAAGAGATATAAACGCGATTTATGAATTGTTGAAAATAGCTAAATTTGGCGAGAAAGATTGGCAACCAGCTAGTCTGCTACAGAGATTCGTCAATTCAGACCCAACGTGGGGTGGAGGGAATGGAGACTTTGACGGAGGTAGAAATGTGCCAAAATCAACGGTATATGCTTTGCCTAACTCTTATAATAAACTGCAAGGTGGTGCAGAATTTAGATTTAAAGATGGTGATAATGTGATGTCGTGTATAGAAAAAATCGCAGAACGTTCTGGTAAAGTGATATTCTTTGACTGCGATGGATTGTTTCATTATGAAGAATTTCCTATAGCCGATATCATATTCAACCCAGAAGATACTACTACTGGCGGTGGTGGTGGTAATATCCCAACTCGTTGGTGGTTTAGTGCTTCTAATACATCAAACGCTCAGCTGGTTTTTGATACAGTGACACACGAAATAGTTGTAGAAGATGTGTATAATAATATCCACATTATATCTACTACGCCAGATCATGAATATATAATGGCAGACCAGATGAATTTTCCGAGCGTAGAAGACCCCAACTCGGAAGGATTCTTAGGATATAGAAAAACTTTTTTGCAGATGGATGGTATTTTTAGTAGCGAAATAGCAACTGATTTATATTCGAAGCATCTGTCGAAATTCTTTAGACCTCCCGTTGTTTACAAATTCAAAACAGCAGGATTGCCTATGAGATGTTTTGATATTGCAGACATTGATGGGCAAAAATTAATTGTGATTAATGTGTCACAAACAATTGTGGCAGGTGAGAATAAGTGGGAAACAGAGGTAGAAGGTGAGTGGCTACATGGACAAACTGGCAGTTTGTTAACTTAAATTGCCGATTAAATAAAAAAGGAATTAATTATTATGCAAATGGACCCGGATATTCAAATAGCGAGAATAAAAAAAAGAAGAAATGCCGCAATCGATAGCCAAATAACTGGTAGTAATAGTATAGATAATGTGAAGGACACAAACACGTCTGGATATAGGAGTATGCACTTGACGCAAATATTCAGATATGGCCTCGGATCTAATAAGCAGTATCGGGTAGGCGATCAAGGCGGTACTCCTGTCGTTGTGGAGTAATTACGGAGAATAGATATGGCTGGATTCACTCCAAATTATAATATGGCTTACTTCGATTTCGGAGATGTTCTGAATGAGCCTATTAACACCGCTAGAGAAGTAGATAGATTTCTATTTATTGATAAACAAATTTATGGGTTGTATAACATATTCGGGAACGGGGTGATTACTGGGTGGGAGGTTACAGACGCCACATACAGCCATGGTAATGGTATTTCTGCCTCCATAGCGTCTGGCACGGGTATTATCTCTCTAAGAGCGTCTGAGACGGTTGTTCCCACTGTTTTAGACTACTTGCCACCTAATTCCGTCTTGTATGTTTATGCTACACATAGTAATCCTGATATGACTACAAAGAATTTCGTTAAACTCTCGTATTCTAGTGATTCTAGTTTGACGACATCTGTTAAATTGGCAAAAATAGTAACAGGTGACAATGCTATTACCTCCATTGATAATACAGATAGAGATTATGTAATTGTGGATCAACAGATAAATAGTCTTATTCTATCTCACAGACATAGAGGATATCCAACAAAAATAGATTTAGAAGCAGATACGAAAAATAGAGTATCTGGTGCTAAAATAAAATCATTTGATGCCGTAAAAATTAATTCAGGTAGATTTGATCTGGATAGAATTCCTCTTTTGAACCACAATACTTTAATTAATAGAGGGGTTTTAACCCACGCCCAATTAGATACATATGTACAAAATTTTGATTCTACTAATTTACTGGGTGAAATTGCAACTGCTAACAGAATGTTACAAAGCATTTTCCTGAAGAGACTGTATTCTAATATAGATGAATATTTTATCAACGAGATTATATTCGTTGCCGGAATTTCTCCGACCGCATTTTACGACCCAATTAATTCTACTGCTACAGTAGATAGTGAAGCGGAAACTATTGCTGGATTCCCATTTGGCGGGACCACGGCTTACTTCTTTACTAAATCGTTTACTCTGCCAAGTCCTATCGTGAAGTGTTTTGTCTCTGCTGATACCGATGTTGTATCAGATGGTAGTATTGAGTTCGGATTGACGCTTAGTAACGCGACTGATTTTCCTGAATATACAGCTTTGACATTAAATACGGTTAATACTATTAATGAGGATGGTAGTTCGATGAGGATAGGGATCGAACTTACCTCTCCTACTAATTTGTATACACACGACCCATATGCTACTGCTTTTATCGATTATGTGGATTTTGAATTTACTAATGATGACATAGAATCTCATGATTTCCATTTTAGGATTAAATTTTATACTGACGCAGCTATGACTGTTTTGTATCAGACCGCTTTTAGTGAAGATGATCAAGAAGGGTGGATCATTAACGATGATGCTACAATCCCTGCTGCTGGATTCGAAGTTGATACTGGGGCTGAAGCACAAATAACATACTATCCTGATGCGTCAGATTTTACCACGGGCATTACATATTATATGATTATCGATATATGGGATGGAGACAGTTTTACCGCCGGTGGTAGTGGATACACGTTCGTGTCTAGTGGTCCTGATTCTGATGAAAAGTACGAAAGTATACCAAGGGTTAATGGATTCTCTTTTATGTTTGAATTAGAGGACGGTCAAAAAGTGATGCTTAATTCTTAATAATGCCAACATATAGTAAATATTATAATCTACAAGCGTTTGTATCAGGTGAACCTTACAGTGCGAAGGTTGACAAAAATAGATTTCTTGTCATAGACACACAAGTTGGGTTTATCTCGTCCGTCCTTGGTAATGGCCGCATCACAGGTTGGGCCACCACGGATGCGACTGTTGGCGGTGTTCCCCAAGTGCAAGTATCATATGGACAAGGGCTGATAAATAAATACATTGCCAGAACGTTTAGTGATATGACCATTGAAGTAACTGTTAGTGCTACATCTTATGTTTATCTTCAAAGAAAACCTGGGTTATTTGGCGTAGTAGGCCCATTTTGTTCTCCAACTTCATTCGCATGGGCTGACGCTGTTGCACCTGCTGTTCCTGTTGGTTTGGCACTGTCTGACGTTACTAAAAATTCGTTGACCGTTGATTGGGATGATAATGTAGAAGCAGATTTCAATAACTACATATTGGAAAGGACCGATGATGGAGGGGCCACTTGGACTACAATAGTCAGTCCAACGGTGTCTACATACGCTGATAGTGGGTTGGCAGAAAATACTGCTTATTCTTATAGAGTCTCGGCTGTTGATGCCTCTGGGAATAACAGCGGGCCAAGCGTAGCGGTTGGTACTACCACATTACAAGAGCTAGTTCCAGCTTCTCTACCTTCTTATTTCGTTGGTTTTCCTGGAGATGGAGAAATATCATTTATTTGGGGAGAGAATAAATCTCCGTTCCCGGATAATTATATTTTGCGTATTCAAGAATTGGATTATGAAGGAAACCCAGCTGGTGCTTCAACTGACTATGATTTAGATATAGACGATCACAACTTTGTTTTGGACGGTCTTACCAACACCGTGTTGTATTCTTGCACCCTATACTCTGTTAACGCAAACGGAGTTCTATCTGACGGATTCAATACCAAACTCTCTCCTCAAGTAAATTTGGGTCCAGCCGAAGTCGAAAATGTTATTTTGTCGTCGTCAGTCAGTGATAGGAATCCTAATTCTATTATGTTCGATTTAGCGTGGGATGCCGGAATCGACGTGTATAAGCCTCCAGCGTTAAAATACGTTATTACGCTTGTTGAAAATGGCTACAAAGAATCAGACCCCGTTTATGTTTATGAAAATATTAGCGATTTTTCCATAGATACATTTGTTGTGGACAGCATATGCTACCCAATATTATCCAAAACAGATTACATAATTAAAATACAGGGAGTGGATGAAGATGGTGATATCAGTAATGGAATTGTCCAAAGAATCTATACTGGTATTTCTGTTTCGCCTTCTGCCCCGTCTTCTATAAGTGCTAATCTTGATGACAACGGTCTTGAGTTTACATGGGCAAACAAGGCTCCTTATTTAGACCATAATTTAGTAACTGTTGTAGATAGAGATATAGATGCAGAGAGTGATACTAATATCGTTACTGCGATTAACAATGGACCCGCGAAAAGTTATGTGATTCCATACGATAGTTTGACTCCTAATCATAGGTATACCATACAAATAACAGCCGTAGATTTAGACGGCAACACCAGTGGGGAAGTAAGTTTTCATTATACCGTTTTACCTATAGATTATGGTGATGTATGGGGAGGATATTACGAGGGAGAGAGACCGCCACAGGTCGATGAAGTAAACGCATTTGGTGGTGATGGTGCTATATTATTGATATGGGGGAGCGTAGCCGGTGTTTCCGTTGATGAGTACCATATTTGGAAAGCGGATTTTATACGCGATGAAT